TACCCGCTATGAGCCGGGTGATTATGCCGGTCTGAAATCGGCGGTGCAGATAGCGGTGCATACCCCGCCACCTGCTACCCTACCTATCACTGTGAACGATTATACGCCCCGCCGCTGGTTATCCGACCATCTACAAGCCTTCGAGAACTGGTTCAACCCGCGCCCCGAGACTGAACCGCTGCCCCCCTGGAACGATCACAATGCGGGCGTGGTGTACGTGGCGTATGGCAGCCCGGCGCGGGCTTGCGCCAAAGACGCTATCGCCTCCTGGCGACAGCATATGAGCCTACCCGTTGCCGTCATCAGTGACCAGACATTGGGCTGCGAGGATGTGTTTTGCCTCTACCCCGATGCCGACATTGGCGGGCGCAGTGCCAAGTTGAAAACCTATGACCTGGTTCCGGCGCACTGGCGGTATGTGTTGTACTTGGACGCCGACACCGAATTAATCGCGCCCATCGGTTTTCTGTTCGATTTGCTGGCGGATGGTTGGGAATTAGTCATTACCAAAAATCACGGCAAGTATCATTTGTGGAGTAGAGCGACGCGCCCGGATAATGCGGCGGAATTAGCCTACACTGCCGAGGTTATGGGCAGCACCGAACTGATTCAGATGAACGGCGGGGTGTTTGGGTATCGCCGCTGCCCGCAGGTGCAAGCCTTTATGTCTGAGTGGTTGATTGAATGGGGGCGTTACGGTACACGCGACCAGGGGGCGCTGGCGCGGGCGTTGTGGAAACATCCTTTATGCACGTATCTGCTAGGCAACCAGTGGAATACCGTTGTCAGCCGGGATGAAACCGGACGTCCCGTTAAACGTTACGATGAGCCGTCCATTTCGGCGGGTATCCTACATTTTCCGATGACGGCGCGCCGCTGGTCGGGGCCTGTTCCCGGTAGGCTGGACAGCGAAGCCGCTTGGAGGTTAGTAAAACAATGAAAACTCTCTATACCCAACCGCCGTGTAAGCTAGGGGACATCATTACCTTGATTACACCGCCCAACATCTGGAATTATCCGTACATGCAGTTAGAGTATGTGCGCTATCGCTACCGGGTGATCGCCGAGGACGGGGAATTGGAAATTGTGGATAAACAAATCCTACCTGCGCGGGTTGTTTACCTTCCCCAATATAGCACCATCGGTTTTGAACCCGTCTATTCGGATAATGAGCCGGTTCGGATTGTGGCTCGGACGGAACCGGGGCAACCCGATTTACAGTGGAAAGAGTAACCTTGTCCACCGGACATCCATCCTTACCCGATGCGTTTTTATCCCAAAAAACCGATGGGTGTCTGGTAGACACGGTTAGGAGGCCCTCATGCCCTACAGTCTGGCTTTACAACGTAAATTAGGAGCGCCGCCCATGTTTGATTTGTATATTCATAGCCCTTTAACCGTTGACGAGGTGTTGAGCCGCCCGTATGCCCAACAATTCGAGCAGCCGGGCGGCGTAGAGGCGTTGATTGACGCGCGGTATCAACGGCTGCGCGACAAAGTGTTAAACCGCTTTCGGACGGTGACAATCCCGCCGCCGCCCCAATTCCAACTGCCCACAGGGGAGGACAAACCATGAGCGACTTGTTGACCATTACGCCGGAAGACCTCACCAAGCGAAAAGATGCGACAGTGACGTTTATTCGGGATACCTTGGCAGCCCTGCCTACTTACTCGGCTGACCAGCAGCAAATTGCCATTGAGGAAGCGGGCAAGGCGCTGGCGTATTTGGGCGATCTGACCGACACCGCAATGGCATTGTGGCAGACCACCAACGAGACCTTTAAGGAAACGCTGGCGGAAACCTTGCAAGAATTAGATCAGGCGCAGCGCGAATACGCCTATTTGTATGAAGCCGTCAAGAAAGGGGATCGGAGTCACCCGCTGGTTAAGGACGTAACCGCCAACATCCGGCGCGATGTGCAAGCTGAATTGAATGGGCAACAGAAGGCGAAAGAATGGCAAATGCGCCAGAAATTGACCGCTGAGGTTTACGACAAGGCGCGGGCGACAGTGGTCGAGGTGTTGGTCGATTACCTGCATTTTATGCTGAAGGTCGATATGCCGGAGGCTCGTCGTTTTGCGGCGCTGGTATTGGACGGCGATATGACCGACATCGAACCGACCCACCTGAAGAAATTGGGGCAGGTCATCAACCGTGTCGTAGCGGGCGCCCAGTATGCGGAGGTCAGCCAGTGAACATTGATTACGATCTAACAGCTTGCCTCAACTATAACCCGCAATCCTTTACAGTTGAGGAAATCAGCCATGTACTGGCGGTATGGGAAGGCGAAAACGAAGGTGATGACTGGCGCTGGATTTTGCAACTTCAAGATGGGCGCTATGTCTATCTGATCGGCGGGTGTGACTATACGGGCTGGGATTGCGAATCATGGGCAAACTCCACCTTTGCCGACACTGCTGAACTGGCAGCGATTTATGAGCTTTTAGGCTACATCGACAACCCGAAATTTCCGCGCGGACTTGGCTTGAAAAAGTTGGCTAAGGCACTATTTAACGATGCCGCTCCGAACAACCAAGTTGTTTATACCAGTTTGGTCAAGCAAATCGCAAAGGGCAAAAATGAGACGTGGCGCGACCAGAAGGATAAGGAATTGGGGGTGAATAGTAATGAACCTCTTGTTTGATCTTGATGACACGCTGGTGGAAGTCTTCACCAGCCGCCTCCTGCCTGGTGTCCGTGACTGGTGGTTAGCCAACGCCCAAAGCGGTGAACACCAGATTTTGGGAATTTGCAGCAACCAAGGCGGCGTAGGGCTGCGGCACTGGATGGAACAAGGGCAATTTGGCGAGCCGACCAAGTACCCGACTGAGGAAAGCCTGCGAACGCGCATGGTTGCCGTGTGGATGCTGCTGGATTGTACCTATCACCCGCCGCCCGTATATTTCGCCTATCGCTACCGGAGCAAAAAGGGTATTTGGGGCCCCGTTCCAGAGGGGCGTGAAAACGACCCCGCTTGGGCGATGAACTGGCGCAAACCCGCGCCGGGGATGCTTTTGGAAGCCTGTCGTCAAGCCAATGTTGACCTGCAAACAGTATGGTATATTGGCAACGACATCGAAGACGAACGCACCGCCGCCGCCGCTGGGTGTTTGTATCAGAACGCCCGCGCGTTTTTTGAAGGAGTCTCCCATGCCCCGTAAACCGAAAGTAAAAAGTTGGGCGCAGCAGATGATTGAACGCTACAGCCAATATGATCCCAAAACCACGATCGTTTTAGCCGTCGGTAATTTGGTAGAACTGGCGCGAATTATTGACGATTTGCAGACACGAGTTGCCAAGCTGGAAAAACCGCGCAAAGCGCCCATACCCGCCCTTCGTCAAGCTAAGGATACCCATGAGACTCCATGACACCCCCGATAATCTCTTGCGGCACTTGCTTACCATTTACCCAGAGATGCAGGCGGCGCTAGACCGCGCCCGGAAGCACGTCCCCAACGCCAAGCCCAAGCGGGAAATCGCCTTGTACCAGGCGGCGGCGCTGTATGCCCTGGCCGCGCCCTACAACGGCAAGCGCATACTTGAAATTGGCACGGCGCTGGGCTACAGCGCGGCGGTGTTGGCGGAGGCGTGTCCTGACGCCGAAATTATCACCCTGAATCCGAACGAAGAGGAGGCGCTGGTTGCCACGCGCAACTTGTCCGTTTACCCCCGTGTGAAGGTGCTGCCAATCAAAAGCTGGGATTTTCTGACGCAGGAGGGCATCGGTTATTTTGATCTGATTTTTGTGGACGGCGATCATAAACGAGTCCGCGCCGACCTGCCGTTTTACAACCGTTTGCAAGCGGGCGGGCTGCTGCTGTTCCATGATTATTCCCCAGAAGGGGCAACACAGGGCAAAGGCGGCGCGGTACGCGAATGCCCCCCGGTCTACCAAGCGGTCAACAGCTTGGTGGTTGAATTAGGTAAAAAAGCGCCGGACGTTACCGTGATCGATGACGGCGGCGTCGGCATGGCGGGGCTGTTTGCCCTCACTACGAAAGGGACAAAAATGAGCAAAAAGACCACGCAACTGTCTACTTGTTATCTGTACAGTTTGTTGGGCTATGAGCAGTTGGATGGCATGTATGATCTTGCCGGAACGGTGAAAGACCTCCCCGGCGCGATTGTGGAATGCGGCTGTGGCGATGGTGGCAGTCTGGCGGCGCTGGCGTTAGGGGCGCGGCGCGACAAATTTCCCCTTAAGCGCACTGTGTGGGGGCTGGATACCTTTGCGGGCATTCCGCAGCCGAACCCGATTAAGGACGGCGATAAGGCCTTAGGGCGCTGGCGCTCGCAGCAAGTCAACGGCGGCTGGTGTGTCGGAAATTCCAACATCGTGCAGGAGGTGATGAAGACGTTCAAGATTGCGCCCGTGCGGGTTGTGCCGGGCCTGTTTGCCGATACCCTCCCATCGCTGGACACGGGTGATATTGCCATTCTGCATATTGATGCTACGTTGTATCAGTCTACCAAAGAGGCGCTGGCATTGTGCGATTCGGTGGTTGAGGGCGGGCTGATTATTGTGTCCGCCTATCACCATTGGTTCGGTGTCAAGAACGCCGTTGATGAATGGCTCAAAGGGCGCCAGATTGCGCCGCTTCTACTCACACTGAATGTTGCCAATGTCTGGTGGAGAAAGTCTTGAAACCGCTTAAGGTCGCCTTGCTGGTCAAAGATCGCCCCGTCGCCCGAAAACGTGATGACCGGAATATGGGCTGGTGGAGTTATGCCGTTGATCAGTTCCAATGGCAGCACTTTAACTTAGGCAAGGGGTTTACGGCCAGCACCCGCCAGTGGGAACGCGGCGGCTTTGATCTGATTTGGGTAGAGGACGGGGGCAACTGGGGAAAATTCACCGCCCCCAAACTCCCTATCGTTTACCATGCCATTGACAGCACCCTATCCTATGACCATCACTTCCTGCCCCGTCTGGAACAGGCGAAACACAGCGACCTCGTTTTAGTTGACCATGACGTGCTGGAACGCTTTGCGCCCGCTGGCAAGCCCGTTCATCGCTTAGGGTACTGTGTCAATGACTTGGTGTTCCGAGATTACCATCTGCCCAAAACGGTTGATGTAGCCTTCCACTGCGGCGGCTCCCCTGACCGGGCGCTGATACGCCAGTTTTTAGACGGCTTTTGCCGCGAACACGGCTTGACCTTCACCAGCGGCATTGTCAGTATTCCCGAATATGCCTATGCCATGAACCGCGCGAAGGTGGTAGTCAACATCCCCCGCGTGATTGGCAACCGCCCGCACCGGGTATTGGATGCGCTGGCGTGTAACGCGGCGGTGCTGACCTACCCCGTGCCGGAAGTGGACGGCTTGCAGCCCAATGTGCATTACACCATCACCGACGAGCAGCATTTTGCTGACGATCTACTGGCGCTGCTGGCGATGGAGCGCTGGGAGAAGCGGGCGCGGGCGGGGTATGCCTTCGTGCATGGCTATCACACCTGGCGGGTGCAGGCGAAGGAACTAAGAACACTACTACAGGAGCAGTTAGGCATATGAAGTTACTACCGTCCATCGCCCAGAGCGGGCTGCTCAATAACGTTCATTGCATTGACGCCTTCGAGCTATGCCGCTGCTTGCCGCCGCAAAGTGTCGATATGATTTTGACCGACCCGCCGTATGGGGTACATGAGGCAACCTGGGATAAGCGCCCGGATTTAGACGCCATGTGGCAAGCGTTCAAGCGGGTGATTAAGCCGCGCGGGGCGATTGTGATGACCGCCAGCCAACCGTTTGACGCGCTGTTGATATGTAGCAATTTAGAGATGTACAAATATTCTTGGGTGTGGGTCAAGTCGATGGTAGGGGATTTCTTTCGCGCCAAACTTAAACCGCTGCGTTTGCACGAAATGATTGTAGTGTTTTCCCCTGGCACGGTTGCTAATTGCAGTCCCCATCTGATGCGCTACTACCCGCAAGGCTTAGTTAAAAACCCGTCTGGTAGGCATCACAATAATCCTTCTAGAATGGTTATGAAAAAGGGCGATCACATTCGGGCGACCCGCCCATCGTGGCAAGCGGAATACACACAAGAATGGGCTGAATACCCGTCTGACGTGCTGTTTTTCCCTAATCCCAACATTAATTCACAGCATATCAATCAAAAGCCTGTCGCCTTATTCGAGTACCTCATTCGCACGTACACCCAACCGGGCGATGTGGTGCTTGACCCCTACGTTGGCAGTGGCACAACCGCCGTAGCAGCGCGTAATCTCAACAGGCGGTTTGTGTGCGGCGATACATCCCCCAAATACGTCGCTATTGCGCGCAAGCGACTGGCGCAGCCATTTACGCCGAATATGTTTGAAGTTGCGCCAGCGCCGGAACCCGATTTAGCAGAAAGACCGCTTTTATGACCAAATCCGAAACTACCGAGCGGGTGTATGCCGCCGTGAAAGCCCATTTTGACCGGGAACACTATCCACCGACGCGCCGCGAACTGGCGGCGGCAACCGGGTTATCGCCCACCAGTATCGGCACGTATCTGAACGAACTGGTTGATCAGGGGCGGGTGAAGTATGCGCCGCGCAAGCACCGGGGGATTCAGTTATGTCGCTCCGAGTCGTAATCCTCACCAGCAACGCTTATCACTTTGCCCTGCCGGGCTTTGCCTACTTTTGGCGAAGGTTCTGGCATGAGCCGGACGCGCCCGTGACCATCGTCGGGTATGACGCACTGCCGCCACCCTTACCCGCCAATTTCGAGTTTGTCAGTTTAGGTTTACAAACCGATTTCACGTTTTCCAGCGGGTTAATGACCTATCTCAATTCGATTAAAGATACTCACCTATTGCTTGCTTTGGAGGATTATTACCTGGATAAACCCGTTGACGGACACCGGATTCGCCAGCTAATGCTGCTCATTGAAACCTACTCCGACATCGGCAAGATTGACTTGACCGATGATCGGCTGAAGGTGGGACATGTTCCAGAACTCACCTACGGCGCTTTCTACCTGCCGTTGATTCGCTCCTTACCCGACATGCCGTTCCAGATGAGTTTGCAGGCGGCGCTGTGGCGCAGGGATTTTCTACTCAAGTATCTTAACCCTGACGAGGACGCTTGGCAGATGGAAAAGCAAGGAACGCGCCGGGTGATCAACGCTCGCAATCAACAGACCGAACATCGAGTCATTCTGGGTTGTAGCCAGCCGCCTGTCACCTATGTCAACGTATGTCGAGTGGGAACGCCGGGCTTCTCGCTCAAATACATGCCGACTTGGATGCAGGCTGAACTAAAAGCGAAAGCGATGTTATAATGCGATGTATAAGTATTTATCGACTTTCGATAATGGAGACCCCGCTATGGGTGCAACTCAACTGAGTATCCCTGAAGCCTTAGCCCTGCGCTATAAAGGCAACTGCCAAGTGTTTTGCGAGACTGGAACGTATAAGGGCGGATCAGCAATATGGGCAGTTGACCATTTTGAGCGGGTGTATACCATTGAAGGGTATCGCCAACGTTTCGACAAAACGGCGGCGGCGCTGGCCGGCAAGTACCACAACCTGCATATGATTTATGGCGACAGCCGCGCTGAACTGGCGCGGGTCATCGCGCCTATCCAGCAACCGATATTCTACTGGCTTGATGCCCATTGGTGTGGAGAAGGGGCGCATGACAGCAACGGCGACGAATGTCCACTTGCTGATGAATTGAATGCAATTGCTCATCACCCCTACGCCGCCCAAAGCGTGATTATGATTGACGATGCCCGCTTGTTCACCGCCGCCCCGCCCTACCCACACGACCCGGCGCAGTGGCCGTCGTATGACGAAATCGAAATCGAACTGCGGCGCTTACCTCGCCAAGTGTGGGTGCAGGATGATGTGATTATCGCCGTCCCGGAGGCGTTACGGTGACACCTTGCCCGCCGTTCTGGTTTATGGCGCAAGATCGATCTTGCGCCCCGCCCTTTTTGTGGGTACTGTTTTGGGGAATAGTTGTAAATTTTACAACACTTTACACTTTACACGCTGAATTTACATGAAAAAAGGCAGCGCCCTATGACTGATTACCTGACCCTCACTACCCTAAAAGCCTCCATAGATAAGCAAGGCAATGCCCACGATGTGTCTATGGCGCACGCCATCACCGCCGCCAGCCGCCTCATTGATCGCATCTGCGGCCGCCCGGATAATTTCTTCGTGGCGGACACCACCGCGACGGCGCGGGTGTATGCGGGGAGCGGCGAAACCGTGCAGTGGATTGCCCCGTGCGTGACGATTACGCTGGTCGCCGTCAAGAGCAGCCCCAGCGACACGACTTACACCAGCTGGGCTTCCACCGACTGGATAGCGGCGACGGGCGACCCGGAATACCCCGATTTCACCAGTTTACCCTACCAATTTATTATGGTAGATCCGTCCGGCGTTCAGTCGCATTTTCTCAGCGGCAAGTACACCGCCCAAAAAGGCTTTCCCCCAGACCGCGATCATAACCCCCGAATGCGCGGCGCACCGACTGTCCAAGTCACGGCGAAGTGGGGCTATTCGGTCAGTGTTCCCCCGACGATTGAGCAAGCCTGTTTAATTCAAGCCGCCCGCTGGTACAAACGCGCCTTGTCGTCTTTTGGCGACACGCTGGCATCGCCCGAAATGGGACAGATGTTTTACACCAAACCGCTTGACCCAGACGTTAGAACGCTGCTGGTTGACGGGCGCATGGTCATGCCTGCCATTGGAGGCCGCCCCAAATGATAAGTTTCAAAGTCAAAGCAAAGGGGTTGAAAGAGTCGCAAGAAAAACTACGGCAGGTTGCGCGGGACATGCACGGGCAGCCCATGCAGGACGGCATGGAAAAGGCGGCGCTGATGGTCACGCGCTCGGCACGCATCAAAGCCCCTGTCGATACCGGGCGGCTGCGTTCCAGCATTATGCCGGAAGTGCGGGTGAAGGGTACGGAGGTGCAGGGGGTGATTGGCTCGAATGTAACCTATGCCCCGTTTGTGGAACTGGGCACGAAGCCGCATTTCCCGCCCATTGAAGCTGTTGCGGTTTGGGCAGCTCGACACGGGATGAGCGCCTATGCCGTTGCGCTGGCGATTGCCCGGCGCGGTACGAAAGCCCATCCTTACCTTCAGCCCGCTTTTGACGAGAACCGCAGCGCGATTGAGGCGATCCTGGGACGTACAGTTCAGGGGATACTCAACAAATGACCTCTATCACCCACAGCCAAATTCTGGACGCCGTAAAGGATACCCTGTCGGCGAACTTGCTCATCAGCGGCGTGTTGCAGCGGGCGCAGTCGGCGGGCGCGGGCGAGATCACCGATGATATTCCCGAAACGCCACTGATGCAGGTCTACTGGGTCGGCACCGACCCGGATGACCAGTCCATGACCGCGAAATCCTCATTTGGCAAATCGACACCCTTGCCCAGCGCCATTCACAGAACCCGCGTCGATGTGAATGTATACATCTATGTCCAGCAGCGCAATCACCTCGGACAGGATTTGCAGTACGTGTTAGAGGTCGCCGACGAGGTGTATAACCTACTGGAAAAACAGGAGCGCGTCCCGTTCTTTGGGTTAGACGGGCTGAATCATCTGGACTGGCGAGTAGAATATGCGACCCTAGCGTATGGCGCACCGGAGCGCCGCTATGCGGGCATGTTATTTACGCTGAACCTTTGGGTATTTTGAGATGGGACTTTATCGCATTCTCACGCCGCTCTCCTATCACGGGCAGATCATCCCGGCGGGCAAGGTCTATCCGCTGGATTTTGCAAAAGACAAGGCGCTTATCTTGCAGCAGGTGGGGGCGATTGCGCCCGTGTACGCCCCGCCGCTGAGTGTGCTGCCAGGTTGGGATAAGCGCGCCGCCGCCTTAGCCCCCCACAACATTATCACCATTGACCAATTCTGGGAAACGCCTGACCAGACACTTGCTAGTCTATTGTCAGAAAGTTGTGATACAATCAAGACGTTCAAGACCGATGCGTTAAGTTGGTTAGAAGTGAGGAGTTAAACTATGCCTACAACCACCACCGCCTTCAATACTTGCAACGGCAAGTTGGTTTTGGCGGACAGTAATGGGATAGATCGGGACATCAGCGGATCAAGCAACGCCGCTGAGTTTAGCCGTTCCATCGACACCGCCGAATATTTTG